CCATAACTCTTGATGTTTAAACCCCATCACGGGTATAATTAGCCACTTGTGGCTTCTGGTACATCGCCTGCATAAACACGCGGCAAACCAGACCAAAAGTAACATTGGAAATCCTCACCAGTGGCAACATGCATATCAATTTCTTGTTCATCTGAGGTATAACCTTCATACGAAACTGCATAATTGTTTACCCACTGAACAGTTTCAGTGGTGTAATTTGCTAATTTGCCAGGTACAAAACGATACTGCGTCTGATAAGGCACTTCAAATTCCACATTTGAATTAATTAAGTCAGTAGCAAAAACTGTACCTCTAGTCCCTGTAGGTACTTTGTTGCCATTGCCAAACACAGCTCGCCTGAAAACAACAGCTGGATTCGAAGCGGGTACGAAATTTATGCTATTTTCAAAATATTCATATGGCGGAGGTCCAGACTCAGGTGGATCAAGGCGTTCAATATACACCCGTGAACCAATATCATCATTTCCACCAGTAGTATAACAACACGTTCCAGATTTAGTGTATAAATACTTGTAACGAATGGATCCTCTCCAACCTGCAAAACACATAGTGATCCAATGAATCAAGACGGTGTTAACATAATTGTACGGACCACTGTCACTAAAATCGACAGCACCTCCCAGAGGAATATCACCCCTAAGGAAAGGATAGGCACTCTTACGACGATATATTTGTATTTTCCCTCCAGCACCAGCAATACTGTTCGGTTCACGGCGCCACAAATTGTAGCGCTTAAGTAATGGACGAAAAGACACAATTGATTCACCTGCAAACACTTTGTTGACATCGGCACTATAAACAATGTCTCCCCCAATAGATTGAGCTTCTTCTTGCGCAGGTGCAGAAGGTTCTTGGGTATTTTGTGAATCGGGGACAATTTCACTTCCAGACTGGGGAGTGAAAGTCAATTTTTGAAAAGCATCATCAGGAACGAAAACTTCAAAATCATCAGCCATCGAAATGAAAACATTAATCTCGATGTCATTATCAATAGTGCTATTAGGCACAGTGAGCTCGTTCAACACACGAACTTGCAAAACACCATTGCAAAGTCCTTTCAAATCACCTGAATAATTCGTAGTGCTGTAACCCTCAGTCACAGAATTATCAACAGGATCTAGATGTTTCAGAAGAGTTAACTCCTGAGCATTACCAACTTCCATAGTAAAATCCTGCGTCTCAGCAATATCTACGATCTCAATGTAATTGACATTGTATTCATCTCCAGTTGTGGGATTAACCCATTTAGGATCATATCTAATCTCCAACCTTCCTTTGTGAAAATTTGAACAGACAACTTGAAAACGAAATCTCATCCCACCAGTCCAATAGCGAAATGGCAGAGCTGCAATGGCGCAAGCAGGTAATACTTTTCCACCAGAAATAAGGCCTGTCTCAGCCCACAACACTGGATTAACCCTTGTGTTCCATAATAATGATTCTGGAGCAACGCCCACGCCCCAAGGAAAGCTCGTGATATACGACTCTCGTTTAGCTATTTCACGAATAGTTAATGGATCACTGGCTCCAACGCCAGAAATGCGAGGGTCAATTGTTAATTCCTGCTTATCATCGACTGTCATTTTCATTGCCGTATCAGGTGTTGTGGTGGTTGCTAATTGCGATATCGGTGTTGGTCGATATGGATCTGGATTACTAGTATTAGGCGGTCTACTGTAGCCCATAATCTTTGCAGCTGCTGCTACGCCTCCAGCAACCTTGCTGGTTGCCATTGCGAAAGGCGCTATTGGTGGAAATGTAGACATCATATTAGCAACTTTAGCAACAGTAGTAGCAGGTCCCGATATCATACCCTTCGAATTAGCTTCATCAATTTCTTTACCAGACTGTGGTTGCAAACCACCCGTCTCCTGAGATGTTGGCATAGCCAATTCAAGATCTTCTGCCCAAACAAAAACTGAAATAGTCACCTTATCAACAGCACCATTCGCATGTTTCAAAGGATTGATAGTTCGCAACAAAACTTGGCCAGCATTGGTCCAACTAGTATTGGGAATATCAAAATAATTCTCATGCCAAAAGAAAGGTATCTTCATTTCACCACCAGCAGATGTGGTGGGATCCAAGAAAATATGTGGTAATTGACTCGTCTGCACAAGATCAGCACGAACGAGCCCAGAATGGGAAGACAATTGATCATAACCCTGCATAGGCCAATAAGCCATAAGAGCTCTTCCATATTGAAAACCATTTCCATTTACCACAACCTTCATTCTTAGATGAGCGCGCAGAAGATTGTAATTGCAAATACGATTGGCAATTCTGGGCATGCCTAAAAAATCCGTCCAAGGATTAAAAGATTGATTAAGAGAAACACCCGTTCCCCATTCAAAATCTCGAATCTTTTGTGGACGAGACAGAAAATCACCTAAAGTTGCATCATTTTTGTCCTGCAACATACGGGTGGGATCCAATGCAGTTTCCAAATCCGCACTATATCCTTCTATCTGGTCCTTAAAACACATAGTCTGGTGTTTAGGCATTGTGGGTGCAGGCGAAACATTTATGTCAGAAGTTATACCAGACTGTGGCTTGAAGATAGGTACAAATTCATACTTCTCTTCAATTTCAACAGTTGGAAATTCACCAACCTGCATATACATTAATTGATCAATGTACTTATCAAGCACATTTTCAATTTCGACACTAAGTGGAAGGGCGGTCAAATCCCAATCAAATCCACTCTGTATTTCCATGCCATTATTGTGATCATCTCGATCACCGGTTTTATCGCTTGCCAACACGGCGCAAGCTACCTCTGATAAATTTTTACAAGTATTGCCGAACAATATATTTAAATCGTAATTGTCTTGCTCAAACAATCCGACGCACATGTTTCGGAGTGGACCCCCACCCCGTTTATGTAAATGTGCAAAGCCTATAGTATGTACATAACATATAAAAATACATATCTATGGTATCCATATACACAAATTAATTTTGCTACCATCAGATTTAAAACTGGGGGTGTGTTTAACGTCTCACCAAGACGGGCTAATATTTACAAGCCCAGCACAGCCAATGCCAGGCAATGTTTAAAGGTACTATCATCGCTCCTCTCCGCGATGTAGAACCACCCAGATATGCTACCACGTGTCAAAAATACTTGATGCCAACCTACATCATCAATGACAATTCCAAATATACGGGCTGATGGTTGCAAAATTTCCATAGCTTGGCAATACTTCACAACCTGCCTCTTTCCTTTAGCTCTCTGCATTGAACTTGACTTGACTTCAACTAATGTCAAGTAACGCACATCCTCATAAGTGAACTCAAAAATCAGGTCGATCTCACCAATAGTCCGGGCAAATGCAACAGCATTCGTGGCGATGCATTTCATTGGCATCTTATCACAAATGCTTGAAAACGCAGATTGTTCGTGTTCGTAACCAGACTGAGTACAAAAGACGTGATCATCATCAACAATTTCATCATCTCCATATTTACGTTTCCAATCCAGAACACGATCTTCATATGATTCATCAAGCATAATGCACATATGTGAGATTTTGCACCTCTCAGCCACGAGTCTCATCTGCGTCCTCCGCAGTTCATAAATTTCTTTCCCATGATTGAACCACTCTCTCAAGGCGCCATCAATATTTTGTGAGCTCGCCTCCAAAGGGGTCAGGGGACAACCCTTTGGTCTCAAGTAGCAATGCAAAGATTTAAATATACTCTTTTCCAAAAGTGCGCCAACATCAACACCAAGATCAGTGTGATAAACACTAAAGCGCTTCAAAAATTCAAATTCATTGGGTTGCAAATATTCTGTTAGCGCGCTTTCCTTGTCTGGCATCGTGTAAACTTGCCCAAATTCAGCAAGAAATTCTGAACACCCTTTGATGTTAAATTCTGGGAATCTCGGTGACACACTTCCTATATTGTCATCACCATACGTCATCATGTGTGCCGCTTCACGAAATGGTATGGCAGCATTGTACTTGGTGTAGAAATAACAACGCAAATTCAGACTACCACAAATACCATTCAAGATCACTGTCAACGAATTGCCAGAGATGTGAGTGCCACTTGTAAGGCCAATAAGATCCCCATTAACAGCTATAAGAGAATAGACGACATCTCCCCCCATTGCAGCCATGATATCCCTATCCGATTTGGAATATCCCATAGCCTCAGAAATATCAATAAGTATGCGTAACGCAGCGTGAAGTAATTGACTGGGTAACTTCTGATCATATTTACCATAATCACCTCCAAACATGCGATCACCACCATGAGCGAGAGCATGTTTATAGAACTCATTCCATTCAGGACCATGGCAATTGATACCAACAGCACACTCGGACTTAAGAGGGTTCATTTGAAGCACACGAAGTACAGGCAAATAGTACTTGCGTATGAGAAAAGTTAGTGCAATTGGATTGCCATAAAATATGCGACATTTCTCCTTAGCCACCGGCAAAACTTCATCCTTTTTACAAGCCTTCGCAATTGTGTAAGCCCTCTCACCTCTACGATAATATGACTCAACGCGATGAATTTCATCGACAACTTCCTGTGTAAAGATACGGTTGTTTGGTTGATCGTCAGTTGATGGCTGCTCAATAACATATTTCCTCTTTGCACCCGTGAGAGGGTAACCCATGGAAGTGTTCAAATTAATTGCATCAATGAA